GAGAACCGCCTTGAGGTCTGCAGAGTCTAAATTTGTCGTCGCCATATCAGCCACCTATCAGTTTTGCCACCGCGCCGACCTGGTCGCCCTTCTTGGCGAGGTCGCGGGCTTGCTGTTTGACATCGGGCCGATAGGTGCGTTTGCCGGTCGGTGTTTCGGTCGGCTTTTTCTCGCGCTCGCTCCGAAAGCGTTCGAAGATCTTTTCCCGCCGCATCATTTTCGTCATGAAGTAGACGATCCTGGAATCGTTGAGGGAATCCATCTCCTGCTTCGAAAACCGCCATTTCTTGCCGAACTCGTAAAGCTCGGCAATCTCGGCGCGCTTGGTCTGTTCATCGGCCCATTCGGGAAACAATTCCCTCAATTCCGCGTGCGCCCGCTGCTGGTTGGCCTTCCAGGTCTCTTGCGAGGCGTGAAATGCCGTTGCCAGCTGTTCCGGTGTCACCAGTTCGCGGATCGACGCCATCAGGCCGTCGAACTGCTGGCGGGCGCTGTAGATCTCGTTGAGGGAGTCCGTCTTATACAGTTCGAACTCGTCGCGCTCGTGCTGATGCGCCCTGACCTTGCCCATGCTGTCGCGCAGCTGCTGCACGGTCATCGGCTGTTCGTCGGGATCGTCGAACGGCAGGACGAGGCCGTAAAGGTCTTTCGGATCGATACCATGTTCCTCGGCGAACCTGGCAATCGTCGTCTGCTTGCCCTTACGTGGCTGCTGATATGGCTCAAGCTCAGCATCCAATTCTTCCAGGTCGCTTCTGGACGCGTCGGCTGTGGCGTCCTTCCCTGACCTGGCCGAACGATCCGGGGCAGTGCCGTGGCCCCTGTCGCCCTCATCGCCCGTCACCGGGCGGGAAACTTTTCCGCTCAGGATGTCAGTCACCTTCGCCACCGCGTCGTCGCGGCGCGCCTCGCGGCGCGACAGGCCGCCGCGCTCGTCGCGGCGGGTGAACTGACCGTTGTCACTCCTCGCCTTCGGCGGGGCGCCAGGCTCGGCGCTCTGGTCCATCGCCCTCTTGGCCGCTCTCGAAATGCCCGTATTGCCCAAGTCTTCCGAAGACATAGTGAATGGCCTCTAATCTAAACAACGCATCCTTGACGTCAGCCCGGTTTGGCGGGCTTCTTGCTTCCGTTGCCTTTTCCGCCAGCACCGCCTGCAGCAGTTCCTTTTCCAGCGCCGCCAGCAGTTCCCGGTCCAGCGCGCTCGATAGTCGCCGCTTCTGCTCGCGCGTTAGCAAAATCGATCACTCCCTTGGATTCCATCGCCGACTGCTGGGTCATCGCCTGCAGCACGCTGTCGAAGTATTTCCAGCCGACCTCCTGGTCACTCTTGTACTTGTCCTTTTCCGCGGCGATCTGCTCCGGCAGCGCGGCGATCTGGCTTGCCTGGTCGGCCGTCTGCTGCGCCTGCTGGGCGGCCTGCTGCTGCTTCGCCTGCGCCGCCTGTTGCGCCTGCTGGCTCGTCGGATCGATGAAGTAGCTTTCCGGATTGTCGACCAGGTTCACCCGCAGCCAATCGACGGTCATCCGGTACAGTCCCTGCTTGGACACCACCTCGCCCTCCAGTCCCTGCGCCAAGGCCGCGGCATACATCTGCAGCGCCTGGAACAGCGTCTGGCTGACGTGCATCCGCTCGCCCATCGAATAGCCGACATCGACGTTGCAGTAGCTGCGCGCCTTCCACTGGCTGGGATCGACGGTGACGTACTGGTCGGCCATCTTGATGTTGATCGGCCCGCCGTCACCGTCCCTCAGTTCCGCATGCGCCAGGAGGAAGACGCCGCGGATCAGACTCTCGGCCATGTTGCGGGTCATGTAGGAGACCAGCAGCTCGGCGGCGGCATACATGCGCTCGACGCCGTGGGCGCTGTCGCCGGCAATCTGCATCTCGGCGCCGATCATCTCGACCGCCGCGCCGCCGCGTTCGGTGCGCTGCTTGTCGAGTTCGCGCAGCGCCAGCTGGATCGACGGACCGACGTCGGCAACCGGGATGGGGACGATTGAGTCCGGCCGCTTCATGCGGATCGGTCGGCCGCCTTTCGGCGATAGCACGTCTTCCAGCTCGACGCCGCCGACGACGGCGCCGAGCCGGCCGAACGAACAATTCTTCACGTTGTCGAGCCACTGCGACAGGAACTGCGTCTTGGATTCCTGCACGCCGGCGACCTTGTCGGAGAGCGCCTCGCCCTCGTGCTGGTTGGCGATGGGGAACGCCGTCCCCGCCGCATAAGGCGTGCGGCCGGCCTGTTCGGGCTCGAGCAGAAAGTCGCGGTTCGGCCCGCCATCCGGCATCCACAGGTGATAGAGGTAGGCGCGGTCGTCCTTGTCGTCGAAGGTCAGCCAGGCATAGACCTCATAGACCCTGACGATGTCCATCTGGCTGACGACGCCGCGGCCGCCCTGCCACTGCTGCTGGGAAATCACCCGGCCGCCGTATTCCTCGCCGCTGTTGCGCGCCACCGCCGGCAGGTCCTTGACCTTGGCCCACGGCACGCCCATGCGCGAGAGTTCGTTGCGGGTCTTATAGTGGATCTCGCCGGCAAACGGACAATTGGCGAGGCTCAGCTCGTCCCAGTCGGGATCGCGGAAAAACCGCTCGTTGGCCATCGTGCCGATGCGCAGCCGCTTTTGTGTGCGGGTGACCTCGATGCGCGCCGTCTTGCTGTCCTTGTCGTAACTGACCAGCCGGCGCTTTTCGCTCGGCTGGTCCTGGGGATTGACGGCCATCACCAGGTCGAGCTCGTTGGGCTCGACGTTCTGCACCTTGACCACCTGGGTATCGGTGTCGATGTCCCAATAGACCTTGATGTAGCCGTTGCGATACATCAGGCCGTTCTGGATGGCGCCGAGAATGACGGAAAATCCGCCGTTGTCCTCGATGGCGATCTTGTTGACGGCGCGACTTTCCGCCGCTGCCGCCTGCTCGTCCTCGGCGCTTTCGCACTCGTAGGTGACGACAGTGTCGGTGGAAAAGCTGGTGACCATCTGGGCGCAGGCCGCGGTGATCATCGAATTGACATCCGACGATGATATCTGTGCCTGGTCGCCGGTCGGCTGGCGATATTCGGTGAACAGGTTCCAGGCCCTCAGGCGCTGCTGGTTGCCTGACGACAAGGTCGTCACCGCATTTTCTATGCGAGACAGCAGATCCGCGAAAATGGTTTCGTCACGTAAAGCCATCGGTACGTTTGCGACGCTTCACCAGGCCGGTGAGCGACCCCCCCTCTAATGGCATCGACAACTGGCGGTTGGCACTATGTGTTACTGCAAACATACGTAGTGCATCGATGCAATGAGATGTCCAATCGTGCAACGGCACAACTTTAAAGGCTCTCCTTACGTCATCATAGACAAATTTGTAGTTGATCAGGCATTCGAGTGCACGCTCCTGTGCATAATCTATCCAGAGGTGTGGACAAAGGTTGCGAATTGCCTCGATGCCGTCCTCGACGGACCAGTTGGGGGCTATGTCAAATGTTATACCCATTTGCTCGAGGATGTCGGCGCGCGACCGTCCCGAGCCCAGCTCGCGGACCATGATGTCGTGCGGGCAGATGTGGCGCATGTCGGGATAGCCCATCGCCTTGATGTCGGTGATGATGTCGACGAGGCTGGTGAGCGTCCATTCGCGGTAATCGATGGCACGGATCTCGGTGCCGGCGACCTGGAGGAACCAGCAGGCGGTGGCATCGGCATAGCCAAGGTCGTAGCTGACATAGACCGGCAGGCTCTTCTCGTACTTGACGGTCGTATAGCGCCCCTCGTTCTGCAGGTCGGCCATCTCCTTGCCGAACACCGCGCCAACGAGGGCGGCATTGAAGGAACACATGAACTCCTGGGCAAACAGCGCTTCCGACATTTCGCGGCGGGCGGCCTCGACCTCGGCCGGATCGAGGGCGCCGGTCTGCTCGACATTGTAGCAGTGCCACGACCAGTCGGGATCGTCGGCCGGTTTCCTTGACAGCTCATAGAGCAGGTTCATCCGGCCTTTCGGCGTGCCAAGGATCAGCGCCCGGCCCTTGCGGTCGGCCAGCGACGGCCGGATGATTTCCGGCCATAGCCGCGGGTCGCAGTCAGCGACCTCATCGATACAGCACCAGTCCCAGTAATGGCCGCGCAGACTGTCGGGATTGTCGCTGCCGGCGATAACGAACTTGGCGTCCGTTCCGGTGAAGGTGATCGTCAGCTCCGACTCGTTGATGACGAACTGGCCGGGCGGATTGTCGCGCACCATGCGGCGCAGATAGTCCCAGGCGAGTTTCTTCGCCTGGATGCGGAACGGGGCGATGTAGACGCCCCGTGGCGACGGATGCCGGCATTGCAGCAGGTTGATCCAGCCGTCCACGCATGCGGCCACAGTTTTGCCAGCGCGCCGGTGCATCGCGCAACCGCGGTGGCGATGCTTGTCCTCAATCAGCGCCTTTTGGTGCGGGCGTGGCTGAAAGTTGATCCGGCCCTTCATTGTCGTCGTCTTCCATGGATGCCACGAACGTTGGCAGATGGGTGATCACCTTCAGGCTGGCCATGTAGGCATCGAGGTCGTCGGTCGCATAGCGGACGGCGCCGCCGGGGAAGCGGAAGAAATACGGCCCCTCCCCCGACAGCCGCAGCCGCACCATGGTCGACTCGGAGACACCGAGATACTTGGCCGCCTCGTTGGCCTTCAGGTAGCGTTTCGGTTCGTCGGTCATGGCAGCTCGCTTTCTTCAAGCATGGTGATGACATCATCGATCCGATACATCGCTCTGCCGATTGGCGTTTCATTCCACTCGGTGACATCCATATCCGCGTCCGGAACAAACTCCATCCGAAGAATATCCAACACCTCATGCAACTTGCCGATGATCTGCTCTATCGTTGCGTCGGTCATGTGATGATGCTCACAACCAGCCAGAACAGCAGCAGGAACACCGCAAAGCCAAACAGCCGGATAAACAGCCAGCCAAAAAATGTGTTGTCCATATCCGTCTTCATGCAAACAGTTCTCCCTGGGCAGGATTGCCCCATTGCTCGGCCATCGCCGCGCCAATTCCCTCATAGGTGCGCGACCGCTCTTTCCAGCGGTCGGGCGACGGTGGCATCTTGTGCACGCGGGCCTCGCGTCCCTGTACGACCTTGGTCCACAACAGCGGCGACAGGTTCTTGAGCCACAGACAGGTCGCCTTGACCTCGCCGTGGCCGAACTGCCAGGGCTGGATCACCTGATCCGGCTTGCGGATATGCGTCGAGATGATCGACACCGGGTTTTCCACCGCAATCCGCTCGATTGGCGCATCCATCAGTGCCCGCACAAACTCCAGTGCACGCATCTGGACCAGCTGCTTTTGCGCAAAGTACCGCGCACCGGAGACGGCCAGATGCGTGCAAGGGGGATGGGCAATCATCAGATCCCACGCACCATCGAGAACCGACAACACATCCCGTTGCAGATGATAGCAGGAAGCGTCTTCCGATGGCAACAGGTCGCAGGACCATGCGTCGTGGCCGCGGGCACGGAAGGCGCGGCGCACGACGCCGGAATACTCGCAGGCGACCAGCACCCTCACTTCTGAAACCCTCTGCTGCGGAT